TGAAGAACTTTGTGATAATGCTATGAAACAATTAATAAAAGAAGACTACACTCAAATTAAAGATATGATTGAAAAAAGTATAATTAATGGGACATATGAACCAAATGAAACTGCTATTCTTCAAGCAGTTAATTGGGTGATGCATAATAGAAGTAATAGTTTGTTATTAACACCAATAGAATATAGAGGTTATAGTCCTATCCAAAGATATAGAAAATATCTAAAAAATTTAAATGAATTTGATATAAAATATAAACACAATACAAGTGTTATTATTTTACCAGAAAAAATCTAGTAATATATATAATGGATATAATAGGTTATATTCACATTTGTCAAAAAGGTAAATGGCAGAAGTCATTTGATATGATATGGGATTCATTAATTAAATATGGCTTATACGATAAAACAAAAGAAATAAGATGTGGTATTGTAAATGACGATGGTATTTTAATAGATGATGTGCGTTTAAATAATCCAAAAATTAAAATTGTTAAAATTGGTAAATCAGAAGAATATGAACGAGCAACTTTACACCATATGAGTGAATCATCTAATAATGAAAATGTATTATATTATTATTTACATACTAAAGGTATTAGACATTTTGATACAGATACAGAACCATATATTGTTAATTGGATTGAAATGATGTTATATTTTAATATTCAACATTGGAAATATGCATATACTATTTTATATAATAAATCATATGATGCATATGGTTGTGATTTTACAAATATTCCAACACATCCACACGAAAGATGTTATTCAGGAAACTTTTGGTGGGCTAAATCATCTCATATTCAGAAATTAGTTTATCCTATTCCATATACAATTAATAATAAATATTATTATAATGCTCCAGAACATTGGGTTTGTAGTATATTTAGAAAAAATTATTCTATATTTCAAAGCGGATATGAAGATTATGGAAAACATTATTCTAATATTATTCCTGAAACAAGATATAAGATATTAAAATAAATATTTTTACTGTAAAAAATATCTAATTTAATATAATGAGCCGTAAAATTAATTCATTATTAATTGAACTTGCTGTTGCTGACCCTCAAACATCTGCTTTTTTAGATATATCTAAAAAATTAGTTGAAACATATAGACTAATTCAAAAAGAAAAATCTGAAAAACCTCCTAAAGAACCTAAAACTCCTAAGCCTAAAGAACCTAAAGTTCCTAAGATACAAGAACCTCCTAAAAGTAAAAGAAGTATATCTATGTGTCACGATTGTTATGAAGCATTAAAAGAAAACTTAAATTAATTTAGTATAGATTTTTACAAAAAAAATCTCTAGTAAAGTATATATGAGTCAAATTGATGATTTTATAGAACCTGAATCTGTTCCCGAAAATCAAATTAATGATTATTTAAAATCAACAAAACCTCTCGCTATTCTCCAGTTAAGATATTTATGTTTTTTACAACAAATTAAGTTTAACCCAAATGTATTTTATGATATAGGTGCTTCTCATTGTGCTTGGTCTGATACAGTAAAATCATTATTTCCTGATTCAACTATTGTATTATTTGATGCATCTCATCAATATGGTTCTTTATATGAAAATAATTTACATTTTTATAATTGTTTAAGCGATGAAGATAATAAAGAGGTTAAGTTTTATGAATTTAAACCTGATGATAGAATTAAATCATATTATAAACCTAGATACTGTGATAATAATTATACATTATTAAAAACAACTAAATTAGATACATTAGTTAAAGATAAAAATATACCTGACCCTACATTTATTAAGATTAATACTTGTGGTAGTGAATATGATGTAATTAAGGGAGGTGAAGAAACTATTAAAAAAGCTGAATATTTAATAGTATCCTTACAAAATGAAGAAATATTTGCAAGTGCTCCTACAGCTCATACAGTAGGACCTTATATTGAGTCTTTAGGATTTAAATTAATTAATGTATTAGACCCTATTGGAACTCCTATTCTTGATTATGTTTTTAGAAATAAAAAATATCTAATATAATATATATGCCTTTTAATGCACTTGCTAGATTAGCAGGAACTCCCGCTTCCGACCATATATATTATAATATCACAATTTCCGATGATAAGACTGGGACTGTTTCTAGAAATGGTTCTGTAGTAGAACAAGCTACACAAGGAAGTGATTTGCCTTTAGTGTTTAATCAAATCCGTGCAACCCCTTACTTACTACGCCCTGAAGAATATTATTTAACTGTTATTAGATTTACAATTGAAACACCTAGTTTTCCTGTATTTATTCCATTAGCTAAAGTGGGTTCATCTGATGTTAATGAAACAGTTTATACTATTACATTACTTTATAATGGAATACCTTATAAAAAACCTGTAATATGGATTCCTCAAGATGAAACTACTAATAAACCATCAGGACCTGTAAAACAATCTGATATATCACCAGCTAATCCTTATTATTATTGCTATTCTTATCAACATTTTGCTGACTGTATTAATAATGCTTTAAAAGCAGCAACAGATGCTATTAATGCTGGTGTAGGAACATTAACACCACCTTATTTACAATATGATGCACTTACAAATTTATTTACATTAGGAGGTAATGTAAATTATTATAGGACTGCTAGTAATGGTGCTTTATTAGGAGCTGTTGGAATATATTTTAATGCTGAATTATATAATCTATTTGCTTCATTACCTTATATTTATACAGCTGGTAATGCAGTTGTTGTATCTGGTGATAATCTTCAAATGGATTATCAATTATTATTAACTACAGGAACAAATGTTGCTACTACTTCACCTCAACCATATATTACAAATATTAGGACTAATACTTTATATACAACTAGTATTAATGATGTAATATCAGTTCAAGAATACCAAACATTATCATTATGGTGTCCTATTAAAAGTTTAATATTTAAAACTAACTTATTAGCTACTGCACCTGAAATTATAGCTACACCAGCAGTTTATGAAAATGGTAATATAAATATTAATGGTGCGAAACAAAATGCAGATATATTAAATATAATGATTGACTATGTTCCTCAATTAGATAAAGGAACTGAATATAAACCTTATATATTTTATCAACCCAGTGGTGAATATAGATTAACTGATTTATATGGTAAAACACCTGTAGATGCTATAGATATATCAGTATTTTGGAAAGATTCTTTCGGTAATCTAATACCATTTTATTTATCAGCTAGTAGTTCTGCAACTATTAAAATTCTATTTAGAAAGAAAAGGTTTAATTCAACAAAAGTTTAAAATTAATATATATATATAATTTCTAATTATATATATATATAATGCCATTCTATTTAGATGATACTGTAGAACCTTCTGAAATTTATTATAACATTATTGTTAAAAATAACATAACAGGATATAATAACAACGGAGATTCAGTTCCTATTAATAGTTCCGTTCCTTTAACATTTGATGAAGCTAGAACTAAACCTTATTTAAATAACCCAAAAGATTATTATATGTCTGTTTTATCTTTTGAAATGGATACTCAAGCTGTCCCTTCTTATATATCAGAACCTGTTATAGGAGCTACTGATATTTCTTCTACTATTTATTGGATTACAATTACTGATTCAAGTAATAATGTTGTAACTAACGGACATCAAAATGTTAAATGGAGTCCTGAAGATTTATCAGCACCAGTTCCACCATCTCCTGTTCCTGAAAATTTTAATGAATATCCTTATTATTTTGGGTATAATTATTCACACTTTATTGAATTAATTAATAAAGCATTAGCTGCTCCAAATCATACAGTCGGACCCCCTTTCTTAACAATGGATGGTAATTTAATTAAATTATCAGCACCTGCAAGAGTTAATTTAGCTCAAGATTATATGACAGATGCATCAGGAAATTGTATTGATTTAAGTGGAAATCCTAATTCTGCAGGTCATAAGATATTTTTTAATAGTGAATTATATTATTTATTTTCATCATTATCGGCTATAGAGAAGAATGAACCATTAAAAGGTAGTTTAGGTGGAATTCAATTAAACGCAAATTTTCAATTATTAATGGTAGTAAATCCATCAGGGACTAATCTATCATATGTTCCTACTGACTTTTCAACAGTGCCTCCTAGTGCTACTAGAAGAGTTGTTAGTTCTGTAACTGAATATCCACCATTTCCTATGTGGAATCCAGTTGACACAATTGTATTTACAGTGGACCATTTATATATTGTTCCTGAATTAATTGCTGCTAATGCAGTAACATCAACACAAAATGTAGATGCAAGAAAATCAAATGCAGAATCTTATTATATTTTAGCTGATTATGCAGCTCCATTATATACAGGGAAAGAATATAAACCAAATATTACTTATCAACCATTAGCTGAATATAAATTATCAGATATATATGGTAATAATCCTATTAATCAGTTAAAAATGAATGTATATTGGAAAGATAAATATGGTTCTCTTCATAGGTTTTTATTAGAATCAGGTGGAACAGCATCATTAAAAATATTGTTTAGAAAGAAAGTATTTTATTTAGACTTTTAAATACAAAAAATAATAATCTAATAGTAATTATATGCCAGCTAAAGTTATCCTTAATGGTTATGATTCTGAGGATGATAACGATATTAGGAAATTAAATTCAGATAATAGAGATTCTCACATTTATTTAAATTTGAGTGTTTTTAATAATAATACAGGTTTTGATAATAATGGAAATCCAGTCCCTACAAAACAAGGAATTCAATGTGAATTAATTCAAAAAATGTCAAATCCTTATCTTGAAAAACCCCAAGATTATGATTTATCAGTAGCTCAGTTTAATTTAGATTCAAATTCATTTCCTATCCAAATAGCTCAACCAATATTAGGTTCTAGTTATCAATCTACACTAAGTTCAACTAATTATTCTGTAGAAGGGTTTCCAACTATATTTAGTATTAAAATAACACAATATGGTGTCGCACTTCCATTAATTGTTCCTGTTTATTGGTTATCTTCTGATTTAAGATTATCTAAACCTCCTTCTCCAGTAACAAAACCTTATTTATATACTGAATATTTTTGGAATTATGCTTATGATTATTTTATTGATTTATTAAATAAGTCATTATTTTATGCTATTGATAAGTTAGCTCCTAAAACTACATCTATGCCTTATTTTAAATATGAAAATGGATTTTTTACTTTCAATGCTCCTCAAAATTTTAGAACAAACCCTATTACAGGAGACTACTATAATACAGCAGTAAATCCTAGTTTTAAAATTGAATTAAATGAACCATTAAATAATTTATTAGCAGGATTGCCTTCATTATACACAACTGATAATACATATCAATTATTAGTATATCCAGTAGCAGATGCATCTAATGTATTTTTACAATATGATAGTTTATCTGTAGGTGCTTCAGCTACTGCTAATTATTTTAAGATGACTCAAAATTATAAATCAGCTTTATTATGGAATCCTGTCACATCAGTTGTATTTGTAACTCAAACTATTCCTGTAGTAAATGAGTTGTGGTCTCAACCATATGTTTATGGTATTAATCCAGTGCCAGAAACTAATAATGCTGCATTTTTAAATACATTATTTGAAATTAGTTTAGGAAGAAGAGCTGACCCTCAGATTAACTATCACCCAGAAGCTCAATATTTTCTCACATCATTATTAGGAAGACAAGATTTATCAGAAATTCAAATTCAAACCTTCTGGAGAGATGATGTAGGACAGCTCCACGAATTTTTTGTAGAAGCAGGTTCGTCTTTTAATATAAAAATTATGTTTAGAAAAAAACTTTTTACTACTTAAAAAAATAAAATATAGTAATTTTTTATTTTAATAAGCATAAAATTATTATCTAATATTTAATATATCTCTATGTCCGCAGACTTTGAAAAAGTTCTCGTCAAAGACCCTCGTTTGGATGTCTCTGAATCTATAAAATATGCAGTAATTAAAGGAGGTCAAAATGTAACCTGTGCTCCTTATAATGCTATCTCTCAATCAAATAACCAAATGGTTTTTAATATTCAAGTTCCCTCAGAACAAACCATTATAGATAGAAGGGTTCTCCTTCAAACAGTATTACAATTAAAAGTAGATACTGAATGTGCTTTCACAAGAACACATACTGAAGGACAACCTTGGTCTGCTGCTGAATATCCTAATGGTTTAGGTTGTTATTATGGTGTATATGCTGCATTAGCTGCATTCCCTCTCCATCAATTAATGACTGTTCTTTCTGCTACAATTAACAACAATACAGTATCTATTAACATTCGTGATGTATTACCTTCTATTATTAAAATGTTAGCTTGTGAAGATTTAGTATGCTGGAACAGCTCTTCACCTACATTCCGTGATACATATGCCTCTTATTCTCCTGCTGTAATAGGTCGTGTTACAGGACACCCTAATAGTTCTTATTGGGCTCTTGATGAACCTTCTTTAGTTCACAGAGGCACATTTTCTCCTATTGCTTATGATGTAACTCAAACTACTCCTGCAGAAGCAACATCAGGAACAGTTGTTGTAACTGAATCATTTGCTTGGAGATTAACTGAACCTCTCTTATTATCTCCTTTTATCTTTACAAACTTAAAAAATAACGCTCAAGGTTTCTATGGTATCCAAAACTTAAACATTGTAGCTAACATTGGTGACACTGCTAGAGTTTTCAGAGGTTTAACTGGTTATGCTGCTGATTCAAGTGGTAATATAGTTCAACAATATGCACCAAGTTATTCAAATCCTTCTCCTGCTGCTGGTAATGATAAGGGTTATTCTGAAGCTGATGGTCTTATTAACTGTATTAAAGCTGTATATGGTGGTGGTGCAAATGGTGCTTTATTTAGTGATACTCGTCTCTTATTTAACTTCTTAACCCCACACCCTTCTGATTTATTACCAGCTCGTAATATTGTCCCCTTTTATGAATTACCTCGTTATATTACAGCACAAGCACCTTCAGTTATTGCAGCTCCTAAACAATCAGGAGGTAATAATAGCTTTGCTGGTTTAGGTCCTACATTCAGTGTAGAAACTAACTCTCTTCAATTAAATCAAATTCCTGATAAGCTAATTATTTTCGTAAGAAAGAATGCATCTAAACAATCTTGGGGTGATGCTGATGTAGCCTATCCTATTGAAAGTATTACTATTAACTTTAATAACAACTCTGGTATTTTAGCATCAGCTAAACAAGTTGATTTATGGCAATTCTCTAGAAATAATGGTGCTGCTGGAACTTGGAATGATTGGAATGGTTTTGGTGTAGTTCCTAAATTTACATCAAACGGTAACTTCTGTGCTCCTCTTGCTAATGGTGTAACATCTGCTCCTTTAGCTGGTTCTTATTTAGTATTAGAATTCGGTAAGGACATACAATTAACCGAAGATTTCTATGCAGCTGGTTCGCTCGGTAACTTCAATTTACAAGTTAAAATGGTATGTCAAAATAATAATTCATATGGATTAAATTCTACTGTTGGTAATAATCTTGATTTAGTATTAGTAACAATGAACTCAGGTGTATTCGTCTGTGAAAGAGGTACCTCATCCACTTATACTGGTATCTTAACTAAACAAGATGTATTAGAAGCTTCTCAACAAGACCACTACACTCACGATGATGTAAAACGCTTAGTAGGTGGCGGTATTTTTGATATGATTAAATCTGGTGTTTCTAAATTAGCCTCAAAAGGAAAAGAAATGGCTATGGAACATGGCACTAAATTATTAAAGAAGCACGGTAAGAAATTACTCAACAAAGGTAAAGAAATGGCTATGTCAAAAGGTAAAGAAATGTTAGGTAAATATATGGGTAGCGAATAAATTATAAATTATAATTAATAATATAAAATTATTAATTATGTTTTAATCGTTAATGGAGGTTCATCTCTAGATATAGGAGGTGTTCTATCTTGTTCTAATGTGACTTTACAACATCCTGAAATACAATTAATCTTATGTTTATCACAATATTTGTATAATAAATATACAATTCCAAATACAAGTCCTGTTATTCCTCCTCCTGCTAACGATGAACCAATATTATCCATTATATATAAATAGAATAAAATATTATAATAATTTTATTCTATCAATATATATATATATGCCGTATAATAATGAATATAATCGCAGTATCTCTCGCGATATTGATTATTTCAATAAAAGATATATAGCTCATTGTGATTCAACAGGAACTGGAACACAGAACTATCGTGTGCAAATGGCTACTGGTCTATCTGGTGGAGGGGCTGGTTGTGCTCCTTGTCATTTTGATAGTAGTGATGATGAAAGTGTAGGAGAAGGTGGTGCTATCTTAGGTTTCCAAGCTGGAACAATCTTAGGTGGTCCTAAATCTAGAGAAATACCTAATAGAAGAGAAGTATCTTCATATTCTTCATTAGGTGCTCCAATAGCTAAAAATGCTGTTGAAGAATTACAAAAAAATAATGTAGCACAAGCTCCTCCAGAAGCTCCTCCTCCTCCTCCTGCTGCTGGTGCTCCTCCTCCTAAAGCTGGTGGTGCTATATTAGGTTTAACACCTCCTTCTTTTCCTGCTCCTGCAATGACTAGAAATAAAATGTCTATATTATCAAAAGCAGTTCAACCTCCTGTAGGAAGAATGTATAGAGCTGGTAAATTTGTATCAGTCAGAGATTTAGGTGATGATGATGAAGGACCTTATAATCATCAATATAAAAAGAGTAGGTATGAAAGTGATAGTTCTAGTGAATCTAGTTCTGAATCTGAGTCTGATTATGAAGGTGGTTATTGTGGTGATTTACCTACAACAATGGCTGAAGCTCCTGTTAATACAGAAGAAGTAGGTAGAGGTTTAGGAAAACCTAGAATGGGTGATAATGCTAAAGGTAAGTTTAATTTAGAAAGATTTGCTGATGTTGGTTTAAAAGCTATGGATAAATATGATGAAGGTGATGAAGATATAGATAGTGATGATGAAGATGCAGAAGAAAGAGAAGAAAAAAAAGAAAGAAAAATTGGTGGTTATTTACAATTAGCTAAAAAATGTCACGAAGCATTAGAAGCACATAAAGACCATCATACAAAAGCTGGCACATTAGAAGGTAGTGGTTGGATGAGTGTAGCTGCTAAAGGTGCTCGTTTAGCTGCTAGATTTGGTATGAAAGCAGCTAAAGCTGCTGCTAAAGCGGCTGCTAAAGGTGCTAAAGTTGCTGCTAAAACCGCTGCTAGAGGAGCCAAAGCAGCTGCTAAAGCAACAGCAAGAACTGCTAAGGCTGCTGCTAAAGGTGTAGCTAAAGGAGCTAAAGCAGCTGCTAGAGTTGCTAAAAGAGGAGCTAGAGCAGTTAAACAAGCTGCTACAAAAGCATCAAAAGCTACTAAGGGTAGATTTGGTAATGTTGTAGGTGATTTAGCTACTCAAGGTATGTCTGCATTAGCTAATATGGCTTCTAAAGGTGATGAAGCAGGTAAATATGACTATGAAGAAGAAGAACCTTCTGAAGAAGAAGATGATGAAGAAGAAGATGAAGAGGAAGAAGAAGAAGAAGAACCTGATTATGAAAAAGAAGATAAAGATGCAGATAGGGCTGAAGCTGAAGAAGAAGAAGAAGGTGAAGATGAAGATGATGGGGGACAAGATGATGGTGATGGTAATGCACCTAAAGGAATGGACCAAAAAGAAATGATGAAAACACTTGAAGGTAAGTTAAGTGGTAATAAAGACCAAAAAGGTCCTAAATGGTTAAAGGATGCTAAAGAGACACAACAAACTGAAAAGAAAGCATTAAAACAAATTGATGGATTTGATATATTCTCTAAAACACCTGAAGCTGACTTTATATCATTATTTGGAGACCAATATGGAAATATGGAAGGTAAACCTATTAGTCAAATTATTAAAGTCTTAGGAGATGACGGTTTGAAGAGAGAAGATATCCAAAAGTTATTAAGTCAATCTCAAGGTGCTCTCAAAACAATGGCAGCTAAAGATGTATCAGAAACATTAAAACAAAAATATGATGCAAGACAAGACTTCGGTAATAAGAATAAAAATACATCTTGTATGGATGCGTTTAATAATGTAGCTTCAAAATCTGAAACAGTTCAAAAGGAAACAAGACCTACAAGAAAGAATGATACCTATTTTGGAACTGGTGCAGGTAAACCTGAATTGAGTGAAGTCAGTCAAAAAAATATGGCAAATATACAAAAAAGTGTTAAACAAAAAGGTAGAGAAAGTCAAGCCGTTCAAGAAGGTCTAAAATTTGCCAAAGAAATATCTAAAAATAAACAAGGTATCATAGACCAAATAAGAAAAGAAAAAGGACTACCTCCTCAATTACCTCCTATGAAAGGTGGTTTCTTCAAAGAAACAGTAAAGGCTACTAGAGGCGTTCAAAAAGAAATGGTTCCTAAAGCTCAAATGGTAGCTTCAACTATGTCTGGAATGGGTAAGCCTAAGAAAGGTAAAAAAGTAAAACCTGAATCAGAAATGCAAGGTTCTGATATGTCTGGTATGGGTAAGCCAAAGAGACCAAACCCTCGTGCTGAAATTGTTAAAAAAGTAATGGCTGAAAAAGGGTTAAGTATGATTGAAGCTTCAAAATATGTCAAGGCAAATAACTTATATAAAAAATAAAATTAATATTATAAATATTTAATCTAATTATTTATAATAAATGTTAAAGAATAAAGATAACTATAACATTAGCGACCAATTAAGGTTATTAAATGTTAGATTTATTTCTAGATTCAGTGATGAAACTCCACTAACATTAATAGGCAATGCTTCTAAAGAAGGTGGTGCAAAAAACTGGGGCGAATCTAATGCCTCATATGCATCAAGAGAAAGAGCTAGAATTGCTAAAGAAAAAGCTGATAGAGACGCTCAAGAAGCAAAATGGTTAGAAGAAGAAGAAGCAGAACATAGAAAAGTAAAGAAAGACCAAGAAGATGAAATAACTAAATTAAAGGCTGATTACGCTCAAAAAGTTGATGATATGAAAAAAGAACTACAAGCCACATATGATAAATATGTAGTAGAACAAGCTGAAGAAAGACAAAAACAGAGATATTTTGAAATGCATAGAATTCAAGAAGAAGATAAACAAATAGCTAAAGATGATGCTGCTTGGGAAAAGAGAATGGCTGATAAAGCTGAAGAAAAAAAACAAAGAATTGCTGATGCTGAAAAGGCTGAAGCTGATGCAGCTAAAAAGAAAGAACAAGATGATATAGATGAAATGGCTAGAAAAGCAGAACAAGAAAGAATGAATATGGAAAGAGGTGCTATTGATAGTTTACAAAGTTATAAACCTTGTAATTCTTCATTTAATGTTGAAGCTAATAAAGACGCTCAAGCTGCTGTAACAGAAGAGGTTAAAGAAGACGCTCAAATAGAAGCTAACGCTCAACCTAATATAGGTGGTAGTAAGATGAAAAAAAACAAAGTTCAGAATCAATTATATCTAATTAATAAAAGATATGTTGATTTGATGGGTAATGATGAGCGTATTGTAAATTATAATAATGCTGGAAAAAAAAATAAGATGAAAGGTGGTTTCTGGTGGTTCCTTATCCAGCTAGCTATTGAAATAGCACAGATTGCTATTGAAGCAGCTATTGATGCTGAAAATGACAGAAGAGAAGATGAAAGAGAAAGAGAAGCTGATGAATTAGCTGATTTAGAAGAAGAATTTGATGATGCTCGTGTAGAATATCAACAAAATATATATGAAGATATAGAAGACGAACAAGAGTTTCAATCTAAAAGAGCTCAATTTGCTGAATCTATTAAGAATAGACCTGCTGACGAACAAAGAGATTTACTAAGAGAATTAGATGAAAGAAGAGGTGATACTCTTGCTGATAAAGCACAGCGTAAAGAAGATAGAATAGAAGATATGTTAGATGAAAAGGAAGATTTTGAAGCTTTAAAAGTCCAATTAAGAGAAGAATTTGAAGATACTATTGCTGGTATGATGGAAGACCAACAAGATAGAATGGACGAAGTAACAGCTATTATGGAAGCTGAAGAAGCTCAAAGAAAAGTAGTCAGAGATGAACGCAGAAAGATAGCTAAAGACAAGAGAGACGCTCATAGAAAAATCATTGCTGATGAAAAAGCAGAAAAACAAGCAGAAAAGGAAGAAAGAAAGAAAGAAAGAGATGAAAAGGCTGCTTTCCAAGAAAGAATTAAGAAGAGATATGAAGACTTAAATAGTAAAAAATTACAAGATGAAGCAGCAATTAAAGGTTTATCTGGATATAAAGGATGTCAATCTAATGAAAAAGAAAAAGAATCCTTGAGAGAACAAGCTAGAAGAGAAATAGAGGAAGAAGAAAAGAAGAAAATTGAAGATGCCGCTAAGGGTATAATTACAGTTGATGAATTAAATTCATAATAAATAAATATAAATATTTAGTATTAAAAAATATCTACATATCTATATATATATGGCTACATTCAGACAAGAACAGATAGATGAAATTCTTAACTATGAAAGGTCTTTGAATAGAAAAATATATGATACAGAAATCCTCGCTGTATCTCGTATGAACGATGAAAGAAATCCTCCATCTAACAGAGATATCAAGTTTGAAGCTTTACTTGGTGGATTAGTTGATAAATTAAAACAAACAATCGCTGAAGCAGTTCAAAGTGTTGCTTCTAAACAATATCCTTCATTAAATGCTGTAAACTCTGCTAAATTATTAGCTCTTAATTCAGGTGTTAAAGGTGTAAGAGCTGCACCTCCAAATTCAGAACAAGCAGAACAAAATCGTTTAGCTGCTGAAGCTACTAAAAAGGCTCTAGAAGATGCTAGAAAAGCTTCTTCATTAGCTCAAACAAAATCAGGAACATCTGCTTCTGGACCTTCTGTTGATTTACCTACTATTAAAAGTGGTATTCCTCCTGTAGAAGGTGAAGAAGAAACAGATTCAGATGATTCTGATGAATCTGATGATTCTGATGATGGTGAATTTGATGAAAGAGCTGGTTATGGTTCAGGTAAGCCTGTTAGAGCTAGACATCAAGGTTTTGGTGCTGATTTTGTTAAAAGAAGAAAAATAGGTGGTGTTGATAAAGGTCAAACTGCAGAACAAAGTGAAACAGCTAAATCTGAAAAAGCTATGACAAAAACTACTGAAAATATATTATATGATTGTGTAGGACAATATAATGGTATTATTGAAAAATTATTAGAAGCTACTCAACAAAATGGATTATATAAAAATAGACGCCTTGCTTCTGCTTCAAATGTGCAGTATTATGCAAATGTATTAAAGGGTCTATTAGAACCTTTTAAACATTTAATGTTTGAATTAGCTCAAGTTCAACAACCTGAAACAGCTTCATTATTTAATATGGTTGGAAAAATTGTTGATATAATTGATATATCACCTCCTTTCCAAAAGGTTGATGTATCTGCATATAGAAATGGCAAACCTGACTTCCAAGGTTTTAATGATGACTTAGTATTAAATGATTATAGTGGTTATCTCACAAAATTGGAAGAAAGCAAGAAAAAATATATAGAAAAAGTCAGACAATTTGATAATGCTGCTATACATCACAGAGAATCGTTTGCTAATGTTGATGAAAAATATAAATCAGATTTATTTAAAGAAATTGCAGCTAAACAAAGAATAGCTAAAGAAGTATTACAAAAACTTCAAGGTGAAATCATTAATGTAAAGAAAAAGATAAGTTCTCCATTATTTAGTATTGAAGATGACTTAGATAGAGAAATATTAGATGATGTAGAAGAATCTTCCGCTATGTTGATGGAAGCTATTGGTTCAAAAGCTAGTGATTATGGTTGGGTAACTTTTGATAGACCTGATTTAACTAGAGAAGAAGTAGCAAGTATGAGAGTATATAAGAAAGAAGAACAACTTGCTAGAGCTGATATATTAGCTAAACAAATAGCTAAACAACAAGAAAATATTAGAAAAATGATTGCTATTGCTGTAAAACAAGGTGGTTTAGAAGATGATGTAACCCACGCTCATAGAAGAGCTTATGAAGAAGCTGCTGATAGACTTCAAAAACAATTAGCTGATTTTGAAGCTGTTAATAACTTACCTACATATAGAAGTGAAAAAGCTACTAAAGTTGCAGAAGCTACTGCTAAGAAACAAGCTGAATTAGCTGCAATGAAAAAGAAAGATGAAGAGGGTGAAGGTGAAGAAGGTGAAGAAGGTGAAGAAGGTGCTGAAGGTGACGCACAAGGTGCTTTAGCTGTTGAAAGAGGTGAAGGACCTCAAGCTAATGCAAGCGGTGAAGCTCCTGAAGAAGAAGGTGAAGAAGAAGGTGAAGAAGAAGGTGAAGAAGAAGGTGAAGAAGAAGGTGATGAAAATGAAGAAGAAGAAGATGAGGAAGAAGAAGAGGAAGAAGATGAAAAAGATATAGAAAGAGCAGATAGAAAAGCTGAATTAGAAGATGCTGATGTTACACCAGTTGCTAAATTAAGACAAATTGCTGTAGGATTAGGTATTAATCCAATGAAACCTAATTCAACAAATAAACCAAAAGGTAGACCAGCATTAATAGCAGAAATATTAGCTATGGAATTTGATGAAGAAGAAGAAGAAAGTGAAGAGGAAGAAGAAGGAAAAGAAGCAGAAGATGATGAAGAAGGTGAATGGCAAACTGTCGGACCAAAAGGAAAAGTAGGAAAATCAGGTAAAGGCAAACCATTAGCTAACTTATTAGCAAATCCAAAACAACAATATAACTATATGGGACGCCCTATTTCAAATGATGATAAGATTAATAATGAAATGATTAAAATGAATGAAAAATGGCAAAATAATAATCCAAGACACGAAAATCCTGTTGGTTCATTATATCCATTTAAGGCTAAAACATCTGATGCTAGATATGATTTCCCTACTGAATTAAGATATGAAAGAAATATTACTCATCCTACTAAAGATGCTCGTGGTGCTGATTACAGTTTATTACAAGGTGCAATAGGAGGACCTACTGTCAATAAAGAAGTAAAGAAACAATATAAGCCTTCTCAAAGACAAGTAGTAACACCAGCTCAAGCATTACAAAATGTATTAAGCGGAGCAGGTAAAAAATCTGGTGCATTAAAGAAACTTGTTTTTGATGATGAAGGCAATGATATGTATGGTGAAGGTATGTCTTCTAGAAATCAAGGCTTCATTCCTGAAGATAAAGAAGACCACTTTAAACTTCCTGATTTAAAGAAAAAGAAAGAGAAGGAAATGGCAGCCAAATTATCAGGCAGAAGAAAATAATCTTTTCTAGGACATAGTATATATGTTTCAAAAAGATTTAGTTTTTGGTAAAAAATATGAATCTGAACTTCTTAATCATATTTCTTACGATTCTTTTCAAATAAGTGAAGGTTTATTTAAAGACTACGATGTTAAAATCATCAAAGATGGATTAACAGTTTCATATGAGTGCAAAGCTGATAGATGGACTCATAAAACAGGCAATATTTGTATTGAGTTTATGTGCTCTAATAAACCATCAGGTATATCTACATCTAAGGCTGACTATTATGCTTATTTTATTGTAAAAGGTGATAAATATGAATTATTAATATGTAAAACTGAAGATATAAGACAACTTATTAAGGATAAACTTTACACAAGAATCCACAGAGGAGGCGATAATAAAAATAGCGAATTCTTTTTATTCAACAAAAATATTTTCTGTTCCCAAATAAAATGTCTAACATTTAGTATATAATGCCCTTTAATCTTGAAAAGCAAGGAAAGATATTAGCACAAATTGATGGTGGTAAATTTAACAAAAAAGTTGTTGCAATCACAGATAAAAAAAATGAAAATGTTACTAAAGAATTCCCTCATATACACATTGGAGATGTTGGAAAGTTTCAACAGATTCCTGACCCTGAAACAGAACGCCAAATTTTATATATTTTTGGTGCGTCTGGGTCTGGTAAATCAACATATGCGAGAAACTATATTGAGAAATGGTTGAAGTTAAATCCAGATGGAGATATATATTTATTTAGCACACTTAAAGATGATGATTCACTAGATTCTGTAAATCCTCAGAGAATTAACTTAGATGAAAAATTAGTTGATGACCCTCTAGATGCTGAGATGTTCCAAGATTCAATGGTAATATTTGATGATATAGATGTTATTAAAGATAAGTCTATTAAAGAAGCTGTTTATAATATATTAAATGCTATTTTAGAAACTGGAAGACATTTTAATACTAGTTGTATTTCAACTAATCACTTACCTTCTAATGGTGCAGATACTAGAAGAATTTTAAATGAATGTCATAGTATAACATATTTTCCTCATTCAGGTGCTGGGTCTCAACAGAAGAGATTCTTAGAAAACTATGCTGGTCTGGATAATAAAGAAATTAAAAAAATTAAGAAATTAAATACTCGTTGGGCGACAGTCTTTAAGACTTATCCGATGAGTGTTATGACAGAAAAAGATTTATTTACTTTTGCTGATGATGATGATGATGAACCTGAAGAAACTAAGATTTAAAAAGCAACAACTATAGGTTTTGTCTTTTTAATATAATCCTTCTGTTGTCCTTCTGAGTGAGCCATATCATTAGCATCCTTTTTTTGATTATCTACTACTTCACCATATTTATCTGTTAAAAAGATATGACGAAGCATACTACTTCCTATTGCTTTATTAAATATTTTATTGAGTATTCTAGTTATACTATTTACTTTATCTAATGGAGAACCATCTTTGTGAATTAGAAACCAGTCATCATTATCATTTTCATTTAAAGTAGGTATTCCTCTTCTAAAACTTGTGAGTTTGTGGTGTTTAAAGTATTTTAATAAGACTTTCCATAATTCGTCATTTATAGGGATTCTTTGTAATCCATATTTAGAGCTTGTCTTATATGAATTAAATATAAATTCTTTCTTTGATAAATCTAACCAATTATTTTCTTTTGATAAACTAGCAGTATAGTTATTAGTTAGTTTCATTATTTGATAGTCCTTGTTTCTACGGGGACTTTGATGTATATAAAGGCTGAGTATTACATAGGAAAGTAATATACTATATTGAGCGTCTGAAATATGTTTTTCTTTATAGAATTCATCAACCTTCTTTTCTAATTCATTGTATTGTTTTTTTACATCAGCCCAAGATATCCAGTTCTTATCTTGAACCTCTGTTAGTTCGTTTGGGTCTATTTCTTTATTGATTTGTTCGTTCTTTTTCATCATTAAATTATAATATTTATCGTGGAGCTTTTTAACTACAGGTTTATCGGATAATGATAACACCGAAACTATACTTATTAAAAAATTTCTTTTTGTGTTTTCTTTATATATATCTAGTCTTCTTTGTATTATATCTGCATCTTTAAGAAAGTTAAAGTTTTTAAAGCCATCGTCATTATTAAGTTTTTTTAGATTTCGTAAATATACTTTAATAGACGAGTCCGAGAGATTTTTTTTTTCTTTCAATTGTTTTTCTATGTTTTCCATAAAACCAAGTTTATCACTGATTGACATTAATAAATCTTAGATATTTTTTACAGTAAAGTTTATTTTTACATCTTTTATAATAATATCTAATATACCTATAATGAACGAACAACATCTGGAACAAATAGAAGAGACACCTATGGGTGATGATGATATTAAAACCTATTTTCCTAATGCAAAAGTCATAGCATATAAAAAATTGAATGATGTAGGTAGTATTCAAGAATTATTACCTAAAGATAAATCTTATCTATTTATGTTAATTGAAGATAGTCCTAATAAAGGACATTGGGTTTGTATGAATAGAATTAATAATACTATTGAATTCTTTGATTCTTATGGTGGAGCTCCTGATTCTCAACTCGCTTGGATTCCAGAAGAACAAAGAGAGATGTTAGGACAAGGTGATAAAAGATTGACTCAGTTATTAAAAAACTCAGGTATGAAAGTTAATTATAATCCGTTTAAATATCAAGAAGAAGATTTTGATATTCAGACTTGTGGGCGTCATTGTTGTTTAAGAGTAAAAACAATGTTAGAAGGTAAAAACTTAGATGGTTATCATAAATATATGAATGAAATGAAAGATTCATCTGGAATGAACTATGATGAAATAGTTAGTTTCTTTATTCGTCGTTAACAACCATTACCATTAGATTTTGGTGGAGGAGGTAATGTGCTAGTGTAACCACGAACAGCTTGAAGATGGGCTGCCACTTCTCCAGTGGTCCATCCAATCCATTCTCCTTTTTCGTTAATAGGATTTCGCATAAGAACACCAAGAGAAGTAGTCTGGGTGGGATTATAAATAATTGGAGTAAAAGGTTTAAAAATATTTTTAACATATTTTAGCATATATATAAAGTAGAAAATAAAGTAAAAAATATAATTCTTAAGTAAAAAATCTATAGTATTATATATACTATGTCTGGAGAGTTATTTGATGGGGAACCTGAATATCACTTAATTAAAGAATATGAAGATGGACCTGATATGGATAAATTAACTGATGTTTATGTAGTTGTTTATTTAGTTGAAGAAGATACTGAGTTTAAAACAGAAGAACAAAGAACTAGAATGATTTTTTTTACTAATTTAGAAAAAGCATTTAAACGCTTCAAAATTATAGGACCTAATAAATCATATTGTAAGAGAATTATTACAGATGATGAAAAATTAATTGAATTATGCAAACACAACGATAATCTCAAAGTTGAAGTTCCTGAAGAAGAAGAAAATGTCACAGATACCGAAGTGGAACCTGTTGATAAATCTATTGATGTATAATTATATATTTTCTAAGATAAATATATAAATATGCCATATGTTTTAAAAAGTGTTGGAGATGGATATAAAGTATGCAAGAAGAGCGACACATCTGAATGTTTTAGTAAAAAACCACTTTCAAAAGAGAAAGCAAGAAAACAAGAAATTGCTATTATTATGTCTGAAAAAAAAAAGATGGAAGGAGGTTGTGATAGTTGTGGAATGTCTGGTGGTTTAAAATCATTAGTTGCTCGTGAAGGTGGTAAAGTATTATTAAAGAAAAGAATTGTGGATGAATATTTTCCTGAAGCTGATTCTTATTCTACATATGTAGAACCATTTGTTGGTGGTGGAAGCATTTATTTATATAAGAATAAAGACGACCATAAAGAAGTTATAAATGATATTGACCCTGAAATGATTGATTTATTTAAAGGATTTAAAAAATATGAAGGTGATAAAATAGCTAGTGATGTGAATGGTAATTATACTGAAAAGGATTTTGAGGCTATTAAAAAATCTAATCCAACTTCAGAATATAATAAGTTCCTCAAGAATTACCTATTATATAAATTAAGTTATTTGGGTCGTGGTGTATCATTTGGTAAGCCTAGAATTAGTGCTACTTTTAAAGGTTATAAAGATAGGCTTGATGATGCTACTATATTAAACACAGATTATAAGAATGTTATTAAAAAATATGACAGCAAATCAACTTTCTTTTATTTAGACCCACCTGTTACCAGAGCTACTGGACCATATAATTATCCAGCTATTAATTTACCTGAGTTATCTAAGGTTCTCAAGGGTATAAAAGGTAAGTTTTTATTATCATTAGGTAAAACTAAATATGATAAGGAATTATTCAAGGGTTTTAGAACTGTATCAATATCAACTAAATATGTTGGTGAAAGAACTAAAGGCGGTCAATCTTATGAAGTAGAAGAACATCTTATTATGAATTATGACCCTAAGATGATAGGTGGATGTGATTCGTGTGGTAGAAATATTGGTGCTGGAAGACCAAAGAAGAAAATGTGTGGTGGATGTGCTGGTATGTGTGGAGGTATAGTTCCTCAATTCCATAATCAATTAAAAAAGATTGATTTAGACCCTAAAAAATATTTGGCTAAAGCGAGAGAGCTTGCATCGGCTACAGGATATGACCCTTCCAAAGTAGATTTTTCTGATGATGTGAAACATAAATTAATGTATCATAGCCCTGAGGGAGATAGATATTTTGGAGCTGTAAATTATGCTGATTATATTATATGGACTTGGTTAGAACACACAGGTGAAGCAGATGAAGGCGAAGCTGATAAACGCCGTAGTGGATACCGTGCTAGAGCAACGAATATTAAAGGTAATTGGAAGGCTGATAAATATAGTCCTAATAATTTAGCTATTAATATATTATGGTGATGGCGGCTATTGGCGGGTTAATAAATAATTATAATAAATTGTAGTAGGGTAGGTTTTAAAAATTCGAACCGTTAGTGTAGGGCTCGTTTTTACCCTACATTAGCCCTACACTGAGCCCTACATCGATGTTAAACCAACGACTTTTTTATTATAATTATTATTATAATATATTCTTCATTAAGTTTCACATAGTGTAGGGCTTTACCCTACATTTAAAGTTATATTGGAAAAATGCACTTTGAAAAAAAAAAAATATTTTTTTTTTTTAAATCCTGATATATCCTATTGACTTTCGACCCTACACCCTACACCCTACATTAGATGTATTCACATATAAAATAGGCATGTAGGGCTCGTTTTTGAACCCTACATTCCGATGGTTCCAATGAGACACATTTTATTAAAAAAATCCTTTAAAAATACTTTAGAAAAAAATAAAATCTCTAGATTTATATATATAAATGTCTAGAACACTCGATTTCATCAAAGCCTACTCTCTTATTAGTTCTCCTATTCCTTATATAGCAGATAAAGACAAAGCCTATAATACAGCGTATAAATGGAAAGAAAATAATATTTTTGAATCTTTGAAACTTGACATGTCAGGAAATAATGGGTATATGATTAATCTTTTTTCTTCCACCGTTCATTTCATCGTATTAGATGCAGATGATGAGAAAAGCAATAATTTTATTATTCAGTATTGTAAAGATAATAATTATAACATAATCACAACGAAGAGCTTATCAAACATATATTTTAATAAAACTTGTAAAAATCATTATTATTTCAGAATCCCAAAAATTAATATAGAACTTAAAAAAAAATGTCGAAAAAATCATGAAATGTTTGGAGATATGGATATTATAGTAGATATTGCAGAACATAAAGACTCAATTATAGATTTTAATAATATTTCAGAATTAACAACAGATTCAATTGAATATTTATATTATTATGACGAAGAAGACGAAGAAGAAGAAGAAGAAGAAAAACAAAAAGAAGAAAAACCAAAAGAAGACCATAACGAGGATAAAATAGAAGAGTTATTAAAAATATTAAATCCGTCAAGGGGTATAACTCATGATGAATGGTTTATTATTGGAACAGCCTTAAAAGGTATCAATAATGATTTTCATGAGCTTTTTAATAGATTTAGTAAAACTCGAACAGGATATAAAGGGAGAGAGAATATAATGTTTAGATGGAAAGGATTCCCAAAAGGTGGCAACATTGGAACGCTTGTAAATATGGCAAAAGCCGACCATCCAACATTACATAAAAAATGGGTTAGAAAATGGGTTCCATTTATTGAAGACGACAGAGAAGAACCAAAGAAAGAAGAAAAAACAGAAGCAAAGAAAGAACCTAAAAAAACTAATGCAAAAGAAAAAGAAGATATCGACGAACAAGCATATAATAAAATGAAACAAGAACAAGAAGTTAATTTATTTATAACTACCGAACCATTTTGTTATTATTATATTAATGATGAAAAAAAACCAATGCAATACAACCAAACAGACATTAGACTATTACTAGCCCCTTTAATGATTGGAAAGAAAAATTTTATCGATTTATGGACTAAAGACGAATCCAGAAGAGCATATAAGAAACTTGATTTCATGCCCTTATCTAATAATCCTAAAATATTTAATACTTTTACAGGTTTTAAATACGACAATGACAATGATATTAATTATAGTAAGATACAGCCTTTTTTAAATTTAATAAGTGTTTTATTAAATAATGACGAAGTAAGCATTAAGGCGTTTTTAGATTGGTGCGGGTGGATAAGACAGAGACCAAATGTAAAAACAAATAAGGCAATCGTTCTTTATAGTGAAGCCCAAGGCGTCGGAAAAAACACAATTATTCAATTATTAACTAATATTTTTAGTGGTTATACATCTAAATTAGAAAAAATCGAGGATTTGGTCGCTAGATTTAATTTTCATTTTTCTTCCCAACTTTTTATATATGGGGACGAAATACAAGCTAAAGCAAGAGAAATAAGAGAAGACTTAAAAAATATGATTACAAGAGACGAAATAAAAGTAGAGAAAAAAGGTTTTGATTGTTTTTTAATGAAAGACTATTCTAATTATATATTTACTACAAATAATAGAGATGCCTTTTTTATAGAAGAAACAGACAGAAGATTTTATATGTTTGATTTAAATAATAAAGTAATGTCTGATGATACAGCAAGGGAACTTTATAAACTATTGAAAGATGAAGAAACATTATTAAGTTTTGACACATATTTAAAAACTCGTCAATTACCCGATGAGCTCCCTAAATTAACAAATAAATATAAAGCATCATTAATAAGTTATTCCTTACCAGCTTATATTAAAATGGTTTATGATAATATCGATAGTTTCGAAGATGAAGAATTCACAACTATTCGATTATTTAAGAAAGCTCAACAATACGCAAAAGAAAACGCGATGCAATGGACCTTTTCAAAAGATAAGTTTTTAAAAGATTTCAAAAAAGAATTTGAAGAATTCAGAGGCAGAAGAAGCAACCAAATATTTTATAAATTTCCTGTCAAAGAATCTCTTATTAAATTACTCATCGAAAAAAGAAAAGAATTAATGAGCGATTATATTCTACCAGAAGACTTATTACAAATAAAAGAATTAAAAGACGAGGAACCCAAGGCGAGAAAACCTTGTAATTTAGACTTATAAAAATACTTTAGAAAAATATCTAAAAAATATTTTCTAATATATTATATATATAAATGACTTTAAAACTTACTAAGGAAGAAAAAGAAGAAAGAGCGAGACAATACAGACACAACTATTCAAGAATGTATTATCAAGAACAACGCAACGAAAACAGCGAAAGATACAAAGATATATTAGAGAAGGCGCGATTAAGATATGAAAAGAAACAGACGGAAAACCCCGAAAAAGTAGTTAAGAAATACAAAAAAAGAAATATTCTTAATCAAAATGAAGAGGCGGAAAATGTGGCGGAAAATAATTTAAATATTGAACCAGTCTAAAAACGCAACCAAATTTTTTAAAATGTCAGTTTTTGGTTTATTTATTTTTTTATTGAACTAAAATTTAATAAAAAAATATATATAAATTTTCATGAAAAAAAAGTTTAGAAATATTTTTATTTAAAAAAATGTTTAAAAAAATTCATTTAAAGAATATTTTCTAGTATATATTATATAATATGTATTTTGAAGAAAAGTTATTCCTCCAAAAATGGAAAAAATCCATTAACAAATCTCGCTCAATCGAAGACACGACGGCAACATGGGACGACAACCCAACAGAAAGAAAAAATGTTCTATGTATTCATTTTTATAAAAATAATAAATATTATTATAGAATTTTTCAGTGGTGTATTGAAAATAATATCGATGTTGATGAATTTGAAGGTATGGATGAAGTCGGTGACCGTTATCAATCATTAAAACTAAAATTCAAAATTTAAATTTTTCAATTATAATAATATATTATAATTAAAAAAATCCTGATAATACTATTAAAAAAACTCTAAAAATTTTCATGAAAAAAAAGTCTAGAAATATTTTTTTAAAAAAAAGTCTAGTTTTTTTATTTAAAGATTGAATTTTTTGTTTTAAAAAAATTAATTAAATTTTGTTTTAAAAATTAATTTCTAATATAAGTTATATAAATGTTTCTCGGTGATTTCCACCCTTTCCCCGCTGTTTGCGGGACTCTCTCAACTCAACAAAACGCCCTCGCCTCCTCTGTTTTCTCATTTGTTGAAAATGACGCTCAAATTTACACCTCTCAACGCTCATATATTGAAATTGCATTAATGAAAAAAATTAAAAATGGTTCCTATGATGATATAAAAGCATGTAAAGCATACGAAAATTTATTGACATCTAAGAAAAAATATATTGTTGAATCATTAAATAAAGGTCATTTATTTGTCGAAGAATTCGGATTATTAACAACAAGAAGATTAAATAAAGATATTAGAAGACAAATATCATGTTTATTAGTTAATAATTTTTTACAAGAAAACGAGCATGAAATAAGACAATTAACAGACGAAGGCGAACCAGCACAACAACCAGAACCACAACCAGAACCAGAACAACAACCAGAACAACAACCAGCACCACAAGAAAAAGATGAAAAAGAAAATCTTATTAATAAACTTTTTTCGTGGTGTGGTAGATGTGAAAACTCAATGATTGAATGTATTTGTTATAGTCCTTTAGTAAGTAAATTAGACCATAAAATAGAATACCTTGAAGAATCATTAAAAGGAGCCCAAGAAATAATTAATTCACACAAACCAATCGAAACCGAAGCAAACAAAGAAATAAATAAATTAAAAGAACAAAAATTACAAAGTCAATCAGATTTCGAAGCATTAAAAAATATGAGTCACCATATCGATAATTTAAATGTAGAAAATAAAAAATTAAATGTCGAATACCAAAATTTAAAATGCGAGTCGAGCATTTGGAAAAAATTTTATAAGAAATATTCTGAAGATGTTGAAACAATTGATAAATTAAAAGAAGCATATCAAAAATTACAAAAAGATTATATAAATATAAGAAACGGAATGAGAGACCTTTTAGAAAAAAATTAGTTATCTTTAATAATATATTATATTATTAAAAATAAAAACTACCTACAATAAATTTTAATGTGCTAACTCTCACAATTTTAAACCCGCTCAAACGCACTAAACGCACTAAAAAACAAAAGAACCAACTAATCCGAACTACATACTAATCCGAACTACATACAAATCAGAACTACTTCCAATCTCAAACGCACTAAAATCAGAAGAGATAAGCGATTCGAACAGCATATAAATCCGAAGAGCATACAAATCCGAAGAGCATA